GGCGGCAATGGATGCTGCCCAGAGTTTGGGGTTGGTTGGTTTGTTCTTCTCTTGTAGATACTCGTTGAAAGACTTCATCGTCTCCTCCTTTTTAATCTTATTCGACACGTTGATCGGTTTGTTTCCGGTTCCGGGTCGGTCGGTATCAGGATCCGCAGCGCGTTTACGTCGAACGGCATTTCCGATTGCCTTCTTACCACCCTGCGCCCGCAGTTTCGCGGCCTTCTGTCTCGAAAGACACTTGGGTTTACCTTCGCCAGGCTCCCTCGCACATTTACCTTTGATTTCACCATCAGTGCCGACACGAACCCAATCACCTTTCGGGCCTTTACCAAACCACTTTCTTAAATCTTCTGAGGTGAAAGAGAGTTCTTCTTCTTGACTCTGAAGTTTTGCGGCGATGGCCATCTCTCTGCGTTTCTTCTTGGACTTACCCTTGAATTGGGGCGCATCACTCTTATAGAAATCTTTGATAACATCCCCCATATCCATCTTCTTGATGTCTTCATTTGTGTCTTTCATTTTCTGTTTGTATTTGTCAGACACGCTCTTGTAATACTTTAGATTTGCATCTAAATCAATACCATGTTTATCTTTCAATCTTTTGTTAAATCTTTCTTGTGCAGAGGGTTTGGACTTCTTGAGTCTAAATGCTTCATCCATGTCATCTTCTTTGACACAATTAGGAACCATTCGGTTTCCCTTCTTCTTCATGCCCTTTTGTTTCCAACCTACCCAACATGCCTCATCAATGTAGTTCTCATCATCAGGCACGGATTCTCTGGTAATGTTTCTCTGCTGTCTCTGATCCTTGATCCAAGCTTTTGCTTGTCGAGTCGCAGGCGGTTTCCTTGTCCACGCACCTACTTTCCTGTATGTCCCAAGAATCGCACGTTCATAGTCAGAACCATCAGAGTTATCAACGATGAACATGTTTTGACGGAACAAGTTTTGGAACCGTCCAATGTTTTTTTGAACTGCTTGCCACATTGGAGTGATCTGGGCCGCACCCAATGTCCTTTCTCTCTTTTCATCTCTGGCAACAGCAGTCTCTATGTTAGTATTGACAAAGATCATCGCAGTTTCGTATCCTAGTTTTTCTAGTTCGATTTTCTGCGCTTTAATTTTTTCGTAGTCCTTTCCAGTTCCGTCAATAACCAAACCAAGTCTACCTTGAATATAATTGGACTTGCGTTGTTTGGTGATGTAGGTAGCACGGTCTCTCAGTGATTGTCCTTTAGTAGAAAAGATGTTTTGAGCTGTCATGGACATATTGGCGTCTTTGAGAGCTTTCTCAAATGCCATGTCAGAATTGATAACTTTGTATCCAAACGTAGGTAGGGCAGTTTTTCCAACAACAAAAGATTTACCAGAACCAGGCCCGCCTGCAAGGAATATCGCCTTGAAGATAGCAGGGTCGTTGACTCCCTCCTCAAGAGGGACAAAATCTGTAAATTTCTTTTCCATACGCTTATTTATAAAAATTCTTAAAAACGGATACAGATATTTCTGGTTGTCTTCTCATTATCTCAAGATAAGATTTGTCCTCATCATACAATTCTTCTGGTGACCAAAACTCAAACATCCTATCCAAATCTTTTTCGGATGACTCAGCATTGGTGACCACTGATTTGTCATCAATAGGTATATATTCAGACAATTTGTGAAAATTTATGATAAAGTAATCTTCAAAACGGAAACAGAGTTGCCCTTGACCACCCAAAGTTCTCTTTTCACTGTCAAGACCATTCAATTTACTCAGATAGGGTATTGAGTGTTCAGAAATCACAGTGCGGTCTGTTGAGAAGTTCATGGCAGATTGTAATCTATCCCAAGGATTTCTCACCACAACAACCTTAATTTTTGATTTAGAATACTTTAATCTGTATGTCCAATTGTCTGGGTTTGCCTCCATAAATTTATGCGGTTCAATACCAAAGGCAGATGCCATACTGGTGTGTCCACATCTGAGATTTGCGACAACTAAGAAGTCATCGGTCTCATGGAAAAACATTAAACTACCTTGATTAAAACCGATATAGCTTCTACGATTTTTGCAGCGAGAATTTTGTTCTTTTCATCACTGATATCTTCTCTGATAGATTCTATATCTTTGAAGTCTCCAACTAGTTCTTCATACTCAGATGGACTGAGCATTCCAGAATCCAAGAGTTCATTCAACTCTTTGACTTTTTGTGAATAATGGTTAATTAAAGTTTCTTCGCAACTCATTTTTGTCTACTCCCAGAAACGGATAGGGCTTCCTCAACCACCTTTGAGATATTGCCCCACTTGATGCGACAATATGCTGGAGTTGGGTCTTCCCTGTCCTTCAGTTCTTCTACAAGATCATTGATCTTAACATAAATTTTTTGGTTGGTTTCGTTCATGGTGTATTTAGCATACTTCTCTAAAAATGCAGATTCACCCCACGCACTCATTACTAGTGACCCGTCACATTCTTTGGCGTTTTCTGTGATAACACCTAATCTAACCAAAGAACCATATTCAACGTTATCAAATTTATTGGGGATCAAGTTACCCAGATTTGAACACGCACCTATGGTTATCACCATAAAACCAATAATAATTCCTTTCATCATATTTTTATCCATTATACTTCCTCTAATCTTACCATCAACCTTTCCGCTCTATTGGTGACTTGTTTGTGCCACCTAGAGTCTCTGCCTTCCACGGCGGCAGTTTTCCAATCTCCTTCGTGGATTGCTTTATTCATTTTCTTAAACTGACTTAATCTCGGACGCCCCATGTTGAACATCATATTAACCAAGACTTGCTGGACTTGCTCTGGGAAACTTCCAAATTCCCGTTCTCCGTATAGATGCTCACACTCTCGTTCGGCAATGTCAAGGTCTCTCTCAAAACACGCCCTGACTCTTTCTTCGTCAACTGGAGTTCCAACAGGTTTTCCGAATTCCTCGTCACTTTCTTTGATAAGATGACCGACTCCAAAGGTAGGGTATCCGAGGTGATCGTTGTAGATTTCATAAACCACTCCCTCGTCTATTTTTAATTGTTCGTATACTTCTTCTCTATTCATGTCGATTCCTTTAGAAATGCAGAGAAAGACAATCTAACTTGACCCTCTTTCAACCCCATCCCCTTTCTTGTTGCGTTGAATAACTTCTTGGCCTCTCCGTGTGAGGTTTTGGTGTGAAGTCCTGATTTAAAAGATTTGTAGTCATTGTTGGATGCGTGAGATCGCATTTTAGTGCCACTGATACCAGCGACACCCGTAGCGTCTGGATCACGAGCTCCGGCAGAAACTACCTTCAGACTCTTGAATTTATAATATCCGTGACTACCTTTTTTACCATTATATTTGTTGATCAACTTGTGAAACTCTCCAACACGGTCAGAACCAGCAACCATCGTGACATGAGTATGTCCTTGTTGGTGCATTTTCGCCAAATGGGCGAAAACGTGTGGTTGTGACGATGAAGAACCCTCAAACTTGCCCTGTGGATGAACATGTTTTAGGTATCGAATTTTTTGTGCAGACGTAAGTGGGTTTTTGTGTTTGTCTTGAGAATGACTGACAATCACTCTGTGATCTGCTCCCTTTTTTCTTGCCTCTGAGTGAACCTTATCCACCAGTTTACTGTGACCAGCAGTAGGTGGGTTCATCCTACCAAAAGCAAATACTATGTGTTTTTCCTTACTCATCTGTCCCACGCCTTGATTGCGGTGAAGTTATTGTAACTAAACTCCATCCTGTCTACTAGTTTGACCGCATTTCCACCAACTCTGTCAATGGCAACATATCCCTCTGGATTGGTCACCTTGAATCCCTGTTTGGTGCGAACAAAAGTATCCATCATTTGTTTAATAGTATTTAGTTTTCTCACAATAACCATTTTCGCATCTACCAGAGCATTCTGGAATGAGATGACATTAATTAGCAAGTTGCGGTATTTTCTGACTTCTCTGAGAACTTCTTGTTTCTTTCTTTCGTTCTCTTTCTTTGATTTTTCTTGTTTTAGTTTGTCGGTCTGAACATCAAACTTATCAGACACCCACTTCTCATACCCATTGACATATGCCGTGACATTTGTAATCTTTTCCCCTGCACGAACTTTGGAGTTAGCATAAGTCTTGAGAGTAGCACCAGCAGTCTTACCTTGTGACTCTAGTTGCCGTTGCAATCTCAACATGGCATCAAGTTCTGTTTTCTTTATGCGTTGAAACAATCTACCGGCGGTGGCCAGATATCCAGTTACAACATTAGTTTCCGATTTAGTAAATGTCGCAGTTCCGCTCTCATCACGGTATGTAGCATCATCCATCCAAACCGCCTTGTTCTTTCTGAGTCCACTAATGTTTGCACCAAAAGACGCCGACATTTTTTCCAAAGTTTGCCCTGAGTATGTTGTGTGCCAAACGACACCAATTTTTGCAGACCTGATTTGGCGATCAAGATCAGAATATCTAGGAACCGCATATACAATTGTGTTCGGTTGAAAGGTAGTAAATCTCTGTCCATCTATCATCTCCGTTTCCAAAGAACTAGAAGTAAACATCAGATCGCCCTGCAAGACACCTTTTATACCTAATTTACCAAATTCTTCCAGTGCGATTAAAAATGCTGGTTTTAAAGCTTGTGGTAGTTTTGGGTCATCATTTATTTCTTTTCTTGTCTTATACAGCAATGGAGTCTTATTGAATACAGACTTCTTTGCGACAAAGAATTTGCCATCAGAAGGATCAACACCAGCGAATATAGCAGGGGCGCCATCCCACTTGACAGTCATATTGATTGAAGATCGAGCGTTACCTGACAACATATCTCGTAAGGCTTGCAAAAAGTTGATCGCACCACGAGCGCCACCGATTCCGAAATTAAGTATTTCGTCCTCTAGGTGTTCCAGATGCAGATTCTTACCTTGAGCATCTTCCTGTAAATATGATGCGAAACTAAACATTTTCTTCAACAACTGTGTTTGTGATAAGACTATTTATAAAAAACCTCTCAGGCGTTTTTGGCCGGAGACTTTTTTTCGGGGGCCAAACGCTTTGAAACCTCTTTAGGTTTTTTAAGCGTTTTGATTTCGTTGCGTAGACTCTTGATCTGTTCCTTTAGTCTCATCTTGTCCT